GAAACTGCTCGTATCGGCAACCACATTTTCTATGAGTGGAAAGATGGAACTCAGTAATCTAGTTAAAGTTTATAAGCATGCATTTAGTGAAGAACATTGCCAAAGTCTAATAGACATCTATGAGGCCAATGAAGCTAAAAGCTACAATACTGACGTAATGAAGTTTGATCAACACACGTTGCTTAATAATAATTTGCCTACAATGAATGCCGTGCAGATCTTCCTTAATCATTTCAATCAATATCGTAGGTGGTTGGAAAGCAGAGATCAAAAGTATCTGCCTCCTGTACAAGAGCTTGAGCAACTAAGAGTAAAGAAGTATCCTGTTGATGGTTATTTTAAAGAACACATTGATGCATACGGCAAGGCTACATCGAGGCGATACCTATCTGCTTTTGTCTATCTGAATAAGAGTGGTGGTACTAAGTTCTTTGGCAAGAAGATAAAAGCTGAGACAGGCTCTATGGTCATATTCCCTCCAATGTGGATGTTCCCTCATACTGGCTTAGTCGGAGATAAGCCTAAGTATTTCCTTTCAACCTATTTACATTTCTCTGCGTAGCTCAGCCGGATCAGAGCAACAGCCTTCTAAGCTGTGGGTCGGGGGTTCGAGTCCTCCCGCAGAGGCCAAATTATTTTTGAAAAAAGTGCATTTTATGGTGTACATTTGCTGAAAACTGTGGTAGAATATATACAAGAATTAAGAATAGTCGAGCGACATAACGCGGTTAAGCCAGTAAACGACTCTAAAATTAAGACGCTGGTAGGAAATTATAGGGCGCCTTCACTAGAAAGACCCACTATTATTGATGAGGAGAGACATCGTGGCAATACCTAAGAGAACTAAAAAGAAAACCGTACGTGCATCTCGCCGCGTTGGTGTAAATGCTGCACCAATTGAAAAAGGCTTAGAGTCCGTACAGATCTATTTTCAGAATGAGGTAAGTCGTAAAGAAGCGATTGACCAAATAAAGACTTTTGTTAAAAACCAATTTAGCAAAAGCGATGCAAAGTTTATTCTTTGCAATCCAGAATACAAGTTTCTTCCAAGCTACTACAGTGCCGGAGCTGCGTTTTGGTTCAACAGTGGATTGGAAGAAACTGAGAGATCGTTGTATTGGAAAAATGCAACGATAAAGAGGCTGGCTGAACTGGTTGAACCAGGGAAAGCCTTACATTATGAGAAGTTGCAGGCGAAGCATGACAGCGATAAAGTTGTCAGTCTCTCTCCTCAGCAACGTCTGCAACGTAAGATCAATAACACTATCATGCAAGATCTCCTTGATCTTGAAGATATGTGGATTGATGGTGATAAAGCCTCTATTGATGTTTATGGTTTATTCCGTAAACATGGGTTGAGTGGTTCTGCCACGATACCCGTTCGTCAGGTGGTTGAGGGATGGTTGCTAGATTATGAAGACGCTTACCACAAGCGCTGTGAACAAGCCGTCGAGGGTTATTCACATTTGAAGCGACCTGAACTCAACCGCCGCATCAAAGAATGCCAAGCTATGCTAGCTGATTGCGATCGTATCAAGTCCGCAGCTAAAGCTCAACGTAAAGTCAAGGTGGCTAAGGCTCCATCTATTGATAAGCAGGTTTCAAAGATTAAATACAAGAAAGAAGACAATGACTTCAAGATTGTATCTCTGCAACCAGCACAGATTATTGGTAAGACTAAATTGTATATCTTCAATACGAAGTACCGTAGACTTACTGAATATGTAACATTTGATCCTAAAGGGTTTATTGTGAGTGGTACTACTATTAAGAACTTCGATAAAGAAGTGTCTCGTACACTCACGTTACGGAAGCCATTAGATATACTGCCAAAGGTTGCTAAATGCACACCACGACAGTTGACTAAACTTCTAGATGATATTAAGACCAAGCCGGCTACACCAAATGGCCGGATTAATGAAGATACGGTATTATTGAGAGTGGAAAGCAAATGACGATTGAAGATAAGTTTTTAACTAAATCAAAATTTACTAAGTTGATTGAGTCGACTGTAGTAGAACTAAAGATACCATATATGGAAGCAGTACTCTATGTATGTACTAAAAATGAGATTGAGCCTGAAGACGTGAAGAAGTTTATATCACCAATCATTAAGGCCAAGATCGAGGCAGAGGCAATGGCCTTAAACTATTTGCCAAAGGGTAATACTTTGGACAGCGCTTTTGCTGATTAAGAGTATAAATAAATGTGTACAACAACGCATGAATGTTGTATAATATTACAGTAACATACAAATATAAGGACAATACTATGTCATTTCAAAATCTAAAAAGCAATCGCGATCAAATCTCAAAACTTATTCAAGCCGCAGAATCCACCGGAGGTGGCGAGAAAAAGTCATATGCAGATGATCGTGTTTGGAAGCCAACAGTCGACAAAGCAGGGAATGGGTATGCAGTACTTCGATTCTTGCCAGCTTCAGAAGGCCAAGAACTACCATGGGTCAGATATTGGGATCATGGATTCAAAGGACCAACTGGTTTGTGGTATATCGAAAACAGCCTTACTTCTATTGGTCAACCTGATCCAGTTGGAGAACTCAACTCCCGGTTGTGGAATTCTGGCATCGAGTCGGATAAAGAGAAAGCCCGTACTCAAAAGCGTAGACTGCACTACGTAACTAACGTACTTGTTGTGCAAGATCCAAGTGCACCGCATAATGAAGGTAAAGTATTCCTCTATAAGTTTGGTAAGAAGATCTTCGATAAAATCATGGATGTGATGCAACCATCATTCCAAGATGAAGATCCAGTGAATCCATTTGACTTTTGGGAAGGTGCTGACTTCAAACTAAAAATTCGCAATGTAGAAGGTTATCGCAATTATGATAAGTCTGAATTTGCTAGTGCATCTGCTCTATATGAGTCTGATGAAACAAAGCTAGAAGCAGTCTATAATCAATTGCATGATCTTAGCGAGTTTACTGATCCAAAGAACTACAAGACTTACGATGATCTTAAAGCAAAGCTAGGTCGTGTTCTTGGTGAGGAAGCTTCTATTGGTGCGCCAACTATGAAGCAAGAAGCTCAAATGCATGAGCCTGCAGCGCCGGCTCCAATGCCAACAGCGGAAACTATTCCGCAAACAGAAGATGATGATACTATGTCTTACTTTGCTCGCTTAGCGAACGAAGACTAATATATAGTATTGCAACCGATAATGTATATCTCGGCTCTGCTAAATTTTCATTCTGAATTAGGTAAGCCAGCCACCACGTGGTCCTAGTTGCAGAGTAAGCCTCGAGCAAAAGGCTGGCATAACAATAAAGGAGAAGACTACTTCGGTAGTCGGGGATTAGGGAGCTTCGGCTCCCTTTTCTTTATGCACCATTTAGCATAGGATCACCGGCATCAAACGCAGAAGGTGGAGTTGTTATGAGTGGTTGTGTAGACTGTGAAGTGTTAGTTGTACTTGATTGATCGACCGCAAGATTATTATTGCCATCCATTGCAGCTCTCTCAGATCTAAGGCTTTCAAGCTGTGCAGTGTTATCGCCAAGTGCACCGCTGCTTTTCTCAACTGTAGCTTTTTGCCTATCAATCATACGCTGTTCGCGAGAGCTAATTTCGCCGTCTTCCATCGCTTTGCGTTCCATGGCACCAAGCCTTCGCTTCTGTGCCATGTCATATTTCTTTAGTCCAGCTTGTTTACCCGAAGCTTCTTCAATATCAGCATCTAACCTTTTCTTTTCCTGAACTTTAGTGTCAAACTTCATGCTTCTAATTGATTCACCAGCACTGCCGAGTCCTGGAATACTTTCAACTGCAGATGCAACTAATTCAATAACACCATTAATGATATTCTTAAACAGATCAAAGACACCATCAATTGCTTGAGCAAACAGGTCTGTAAAACTAAAACTATCTAATGTCTTCTCAGCATTTTTGAAACCGAACTTACCGAGAGTCCAACTAATCAAATCTTTCAATAGATCTAATGGCATGCCGATAACAGAATTTAAGAGACCAGTGATAGCACCCTGGATTGCACCAAGAACACCGTCATCTTGAAATCCAGCGAGTGCACCTTTGATAGTATCATAGGCTGTCATGATTAATGTGATGGGGAAGAAGAGTCGACCAATAACTCTACCGATGCCAGCTAGGCCTTTCATAAGTGCAGAGCCTTCGTTAAAAATACTGAATGCAGATTTAATAACACCAAACGCTTTTGCTATCGGGCCTTCTGATCCGAAAAAAGTTGCAATAGGCTTAATGATACCTTTTATAAAATCAACTGCTGCAGTGAATGGGCGAGTGATAGCACCTATGATTCTACTTAATATGCTCGGTCCTTCGCTTGCAGCAAACACGGCTCTGAATGGTTTAACCACGTTATCGATAACACCTTCAAATGGAAATTTGAATATGTCAACAATGCTATTGAATAGTTTTGTGATACGCTGGCCGACTATACCTTCACCAGATAACAATGTCTTGAATGGCTGAATTAAATCGTCAAAGATTTTAGCAGCACCAGTAAATGTCAACTTAAATGTATCACGAAGACCTTTGACAAACTTACCTCCACCGCCATCGGCTGTGAAGAATGTCTTTAGTGGCTTAATCAAATCATCTACTACCTTGAGAGCACTTGTAGCAAACGTAGCAAACCTCGCTCTCATTCCACTACCAAGAGTTCTAAGAGAAGCTTTAATGCCATCGAATACTTTATCTAGTCTAGCAAGTTTTGCTAAAGCTTTGATTGAGTCTTTAATTCCTTCTAAGAATCCAGAAGCAAGCGCAGCGATACCAGCAAGAATCAGAGCTATATTACTACCGCCTTTTGGTTTTTCGGCGGGTGTACCAGCTGCAGCTGCAGCATCGCTCTTATTTTCACGCATAGCTTCAAGCATGTCCATACGCTGCATCTTCATAACATCGAGGAAACTTCCCATCATGCTATTCAGCTTTAATACAGATGCGTTGAGTGTAGTTAACAGCGCAGTGTTTCTATCACTGTTTGCTTTTAACGTTTCACATACGTCGTATAAACTTTTGTCTGCCATGTCATTACCTTTGCTGGTCTTGCTTTTGCTTTTCTTCTTTTAAGTGAGTGATCAACAGTGAAATGTAGATCTCTCTTTCCCATGGTATCATTTCCTCTATCTCAGTCAAACTCCAACTCCAATGGGTCATTAGGCTAAAGTTCATTTGATAATAATTTTCAAGTGCTTCGTGAGATAGAGCTAGGATAAAAAATTTGCGACCCCTTCAATGGTCAATTTATTTTCATGTCCACACTTATCACATGTAAAATCTACTTCGTGTTGAAGCTTAGGAATTCCATCAACAAATTCTTTAATCTTTTCAAACTGAGTTGAACTCATAGAATCGAGAAAATCTTGTAGTTCTTCTTGAGTTACTTCAGATAGATTAATTCTTTCTTGATCAGTAATGATTGTAAGTAAACAACTTCGAATCAATGCAAATGCTTGTTCAGTATTTGCTTCCTGTCCTTCATTAATGCCTGATTCGATAATACTATCAAATGTTGGATAGCCAACCTCAATCTTAATATTATCAGTTAGTTCAATTGTAGTATCAATCTTTGGCACCGTTACATTGATCTGATCTAGATTAATGACTTGTTCATTAGTCGCATCGCATTCACTGCATCTTAAACCTATCTTAGTTGATTCACCTACACTCTTTGATCTCATCTGTAAAAACATGTATTCCACATCAAAGGATGTTAGTTTACGAGTGTTAAATTCTCCATCTATACATGCTCCAATTGTATCAATCAAAGCTTTGAAAACATTTTTTGGATCACCGCTTTCACTAGCAATCATTAAATTCTTTTCTTCCTTTACGAGGAAAGGTCTGTATCTCACCAGTGCACCGGTTGACGGGATTGTCAAC